AGTTCGGTATTACCAAAGCGGTTCGCATAGACCTTGTTGGCTATGGCGATGTAATCCCTTGCGTATAACTTGGCCGTGTCCTTGTTGAAATGCCTTGGGAAGACCTTTAAGAGCCGTGAGGCGGAGTAATTGAAGTTTTCCTTGGTCGTGGTGAAGTTGGCCGATTCGTGGGCCGTTTGAGCGAAGAAATGGGCAATCCGAAGGTCGGTATTAATAGAAAACCGCTCCTGTATTTCAAGGAAGCGGTCTATAACGAGCTTGGGGACTCTTGGTGAAAGGCGTTGCTCAAGACTCATCGCCTTTGGATTCAACTTTCTTATGGAAGTAATTGGAGAGCGTTTCCACGACCCTCAAACCGCTGAAGCCAACAAGGAAGGCCATAGCGAATTGAGCGGATTCAAGTTCAATACCAAGGAAGGTGATAGCGAGAGGGGTAAGGTAATTGGCAGATAAGGTTCCTGCGAGGATGGAGAAAAGTTGGGTGCGTAAAGACGCTCCCTTTTGCTTTCCTACGAGGACGAGGCTTCCGAGAAAGCCTCCTACGGACATCCCGACATTAATGCCGAGTTCCGTCAATACCTGCTTGATATCCATTACAGGTAAGTGTTGAGGGTTGCGATGAATGCCGCTGCGGTGGTACCCAAGGCCACAAGGTCTGCATTGGACACGAATATGGACTCATCCAAAGTACCCGAAAGGTAAATCCGCACCTTTGTAATGCCATCGGTTGCATCAAGCTCCGTGGAGATAATGTCCCGATAATTAAGGAAATATTGCCTTCCGTCAGCGTATGTGAGCCGTAATTGCGTTGCTACGAAGGATGTTGCGGTTAAGGTAGGTAGTGCCATAGTGCGTCAAATTTATTAAAGAATGGGCGAGTTTTTATGGGGTCGTGAGGGTTGCGAGTTCGGAATTTGAAAGGCGGTTAGGGTAAACTCCAAGCGCACGAACTTTGTATGGTTTTCCTCCAATAAGATATCCCTCGGCACGAACGATAACTTCAGTCAACGCACCTGTAAAGGCCCAACTTGTGGTGTTAGTTGTCCCCACTTGAACTCCATTAACAAAAACAGCGGTATCGCCTGGAGAACCCTGCTTGTAGCCAACAGCGATTTTGAATGGCCCCGTTATTGCGGAAGGAGTTGTGAATACCGGTAGAAAAACGCCCCCATAATAAACATAAACGACTAATTGGTTTGATACATTTTTAACCAGCAAAATGGAATTTGTTACGCTGCGATTTATCATAGGCAAATCAGAACTTGCAAAATTTGCTTCACCCTCAAAATAGAATGTGCCTTCGGTTTGGCCGATTAAAGACGTAATGCCTGTTTTTGTGATTCGGTCTTCACCACGAGTGATGGCTGCGGTGGTGGTGGGTCCGATGTAGGAGGTGGGGACGGAGCCTGTTTCTACCTGTGCGCCCCAAACGAAAATACCCGAAACGCCATCTCCCGTTGACCCAACACGGATGCTATACTTGCTTAAATTTGTAATTGTTGGGCTTGTCCAAGAAACCCGATACCATCCATTGCCGTAATTTTCTGCTAAAGGGCTAATAAATTGCGCCACGCTTCCGTTTGTTATTGTGCCATTTGACAAGTTGACATCCAAGAATGTCCCTTCAACAGTATTTTCTCTAACCTTAAATCCCGTAAATTCTGCTGATTTTGCAAACATAGAAAATCTATAAGCACTACTTGTAACGACTTGGGTGCGATTAACTCCTGATGCATTAGCAACGGTTGGACTAATTCCGTTGTCCATTATTAACTTATCAGCAGTCAAAGTGCCGTCAGGTGCGACCGCTTGATTGCCTGAAACAGAACTATTAACTTTGCTCCAATAGGCATTTGTGAAATCCTGGTTTTGCTGATACAAATTCTCCGCACTCGGCTCCACGAGCAATGCAGGGCAGCCATTTACCGCTCCACCAAGGGGATAATCCAACCTCGGCACATTGTCGTTCACTCGCTCAATAAAACCAAGCGAATTAATCCTTGTCGCTACATTACTCGCAGAACGAGTAACCGCAAAATCGCCCAAGCCCGTTTCGGGGATTTGGCTATAAAGAGTCCCGGCTTTAAGACGATAAGGGACATTCAAAAGAGAAGGGGTGGACATTTTAATTTGGATTTAAGATTGAAAAACGAGTTAAGATGCAATTATAGGAAACAACCTCTTTCACGGTAGCACTATCGTTGTCGCACCGCTGATTGAAATACCAGAAGTCGGCATAGTCCTCCGTGGCCGTAGGTACCAAGGGAGGATTCAATTCGTATCGGAAGTACCGACCGCAAGTGCTTACGAGTTCGGGGGCAAGAGCAGACCCAGCCGTGGCACGAGCCATAAAGTTGGCCCATATATCAAACCAAAACAACTGATTTGTCACCGCACCCTGCAACGAGGCCAAGAACGCTCCAATGCTGCTCCCCAACGCAACGAGTTCGGATTGAGATACCGACAACACATTGTCAAGCGTGCCGTGCAAATAGATGTAAACCTTGGGGTCTAAGTTCGTGGGGTCGTACTCAAAGGATATTAAATGGGCATAGGGGACATAATAGACCTCCGTGCCTCCATAATTCAAGGTCAAGAGCCTCTGCCCGAACGAAAACGATGTGAGCCTTTGAAGAGCCATTAAAGCGACATTAAGTTCAGTTGGGCGTTAATGATGTCAATGGGGTCTGTGCCACCTTTCTGCTCAATGTAAATCTCGTACTCATGCGCCCCTTGCGAAAACAACTCCAAGGAAATGGAGTGAGGGTCAATGGAATGCAAGTGAACCGACACCTTTGTTGTTTCGTCAATAATGCCATCCTTGGCGAGGTAGAAGTAATACTCCTCGTTGTTTGCGCCCTTGAAGTTAACCATAGCGCTCACACGATAAGCAATGGCCGCATCGCCATTCCAACTCACGGAGGGGCTTGACTCAAAGGCCGTGTTGTAGGTCCCCTCAAGAACCAAGGCCATCGTATAGGTCAACTTTTCAGGAGTGTCAGCGGCAGCCACGGTGAAAGTCGCAGGGTTCTTTGAAGAAGCGCTCACATAGCCTCGCTCGGTAAGCAAAACGGCAGAATCCGATAAGGCAACAAATAAATCGCCAATACGCTTTGCGGTATTCGCCCCGATATTCGTTTCAGTACGAACGACATTGGAAGAAGCGTCCAGGCTGGCCCTTGTTTCTATTGGCATGGGTTAAGATTTAAGACACAAATTTAACAAGGTTCCTCGGTGTTTAGGCAAGACGCATCGCCAATCACCTCCACCTCCAAGTCCAAGGCAATCATATACAAGGCCGTGTCCCACACAACCTTCGCCCCCTCAAACTCGGTGTCAAGGTTCTCCTTGATGGAGTAATTGGCCGTAATGGAGGTGACATCAATGCTCACCGCACCGACAGTCGTGGCCAAAGCCTCGTACATACCGCTAATCTTGCTCTGAACGAGCGATGCGACCTCGTAGGGACGCTTGCCCTTACGCTTGCCGATAATCACCAAGGTCAACGGATAAACGATGCGGAGCAAGTCCTGGCACCCAATAAAGTTGTTCTCGTCCGTAACCTCTGCACGCTCCCTTCCATTGTAACGGATGTAGGCAATGCCCTCGCTCCAATCGTAATCGTCCACAACGTGCTTGTAATCGCCGTTGTTGCAATAGATAGCGGGGATAACCTTGCCGTCCCTATCGGGTAACAACTCAGCAAAGCCCGTGTGCCTCACCAACTTGTAAGCATTCAAGCGAGTGAATATCTCGTCAATAACTTGGGTCGCTATCATTAATTCAGTCGGAAAAGCTTACTTTGAAACAATTTAGCAAAAGTACGAACAAATGCAATGCGCTCCGAAATAGAAAGCTTGAATATGTCTTTGCCCGTATATCCTTCAGCGAATGTTGCTTTAACGATATTAATATCACCATCAGGCCCAGCCTTGGTCGTAATCTCGGAAACAAAGTTCGGGCCTCCAAACATAAACGGGGAGCCTTCGCTTCGCTTACGCAATATCTTAAACTCGTTCCTCAATGTACCCGTAAACTCTAAATCCCATTCCCTTGTCTGCAACCCGTATCTTGCCCTTAACTCTATGTAAGGAAGAAAATCGCCACGCCTATAATCTTTTTTCTCGTATCGTGAATAATTCTTTTTCATTATACTCATATCGGCGGCAAGGTGCTTATCGTGAATCCTGCTCACCATACCTTCCTTGCCGTTATGAGCCTCCTCTGCCGCTCCCTTCAAGGCGTAAAGCCTCGCTTCGGGCAAACGACTAACTTGCCCCTCTAACTTACGGATATAGTCTTGAATGGTCATTGCTATGGAATACGAGAAGCCTGCCTAACCCTCTGCCTGCACGAAAAACAACCGTCCTCTGGCAGGTTCGCCTGCTCAAAGTATCGTTGCATATATTGGTCGTATTGGGCTTGGTAATAGTTGGACAACTCTTGGTTCATGTCCCGATTAAAGACAATCACGCCATTCAAACGCTTGGAGAACTCCATCTCCTTCAATAGCAACATCCCTGCCTTGTAAAGCAATGGATATCCGAGTTGCGTGACATGGGCGCACAAGAGCGAGTCAAAGCTGCAAGCGACCTGATACTGAACGCTCAAGCCTCCCGTGAAGGCTCCTCCGCTTATGTTCAAGTCAAGCAAAGGCGCACTCGTTGGTATCTCAATAGCTCTCTCCAACATATTCTCCGTCCAACGATAATTCCTGCCGCATCCACCGCATCCATAGGTCGGGTACAAACCCGTTTGGAAGGAAGCCACCGAGGTCGCATTGTAAAGGACGGCCAGGTTCAACATCTGACCGTTGGATTGATAGGTCTTGTTAATCACGACCCTCGTAACCGCATTGGCCACCGAGGTGATATTAAAGGTGTCCAAGGTCGCTCCTGTTCGCAAATCCACGACCCTCACCGGCACAACGCCCGAACTTGGGAGCAGGAGGCTGATAGAAGAAATGGTGACGGAGATGTAATCCACCTGGCGATAACGCATTCCTATGCCCCTCCACACCGCAGCGGCAGGCAACGCTTCAACGGACTCGCCATAGAAGCCTAAGTCCCCATTGAAGGCAGAGGTCGTGTAATTCCAACGGCTCTGCAAATAAGCCAAAGACTCCGCTTTCAGCATATTGGCCGCTTGGTCAATCTTGCGCTCAATAAGCGTATAGGCGGTCTTGTCCTCCTCGTTCACGCCAGCGTCAAGGTCACGGAGGCTTATGCCCGTTAGGTCGTTGATATAAAGGCCACTAATGGGCGGTGCATCCGCAGAACAAAGCCCACGAATGCCGATTAAATTATCCCAACAATTACTCATAAGACAAAGGTAAAACAAAAAAGGGGATGCTTTCGCACCCCCTTCTTGTCGCATACAACCCGAAGGATTAGTTGTTCACAGTACCTTCAAAGATGTAGTTCACGCCACGGAGCTGATCGTTCAAGAAGAACACATCAGAAGGAAGCGTCACGAACTTGTAGGCAACACCCATGAAGAACTTCCATTGGTTACAATCCAGCTGAGCATAGTAATCAAATTCCAAGCCGGTTTCGGGGTCGGAAATCGTACCCTTCTTGATGGATTGGTCATCAATTACACGGATGCCGTCAGCACCACGGAAGGCGTTGTAACGGATCATCTGCACACCGCCTGGGGCGAGGAATGCGAAGCCGTTAGCGTTGCCTTGGGCAGCACCAATGCGAGGCTCAAAGAAGAAATACGACTGAGCATCGGAGTTCATCATTTGCTGAAGGTCAACGTTCACCGTTGCACAGCAATGAGATTTCAATGCGGTCATGTACTTCTGGACAAGCTCACCACCGATGATGATGGGGCGGTCCCAAGCCTCGGCCAACTGATACTGATAAATCACATCGGACATGAAGTCATCGGCATAAACGTAAGATACGTTTTGAGCCTTGGTCCGGGTGACTAATTGAGTCCCCGTAGGAACGGTGCTACCAGGATTAGCGGCAAACGAACCATTGTTTGTCGCAATGAAGGTAACGGCCTCTTGGTTCATGTACCGCTTGATAGCCTGCATATGCATGGCCAACTGCCGAGCGATGTAGGACTCGTCATTTTCACAACGAGGAGCCAACTCGTCCAGGCCGATAGACCAACGGCGAGATGCACCGGTGTTGGGGTCAATGTTGTAAACCCGTGAGGTTTCACCAAATTCAGGACCCGCAGCACAGTTCAAAGTCGCAGAGCTTGAAGTGGTGCTGTCAGTCATCCTTGGCTGATAGACAACCTCAACTTGGCGATAGTGGCCGTTCTTGGTGTCAATTTGGTTTTGGAGAATACCCGATTCGTTCATGGGGCTTGTGACCGCACGAAGGGTATTGATGTGTCCGGGGAACATCGTTGGGTCGGCATTGAAATAGCCTGCATCCAACCGCTCCTGAATGTTCGGACACGATACGAAGGAATTAAAAGCGTATGACATTTTGTTAAAATGAAATAAAGATTTGTCGGCTATTTCTTGCCAAGCCAGGCACTATGAGGCTTAT